AACATGCTACTTGCAAAGGCTGCGAGATGATTCAGCTTGACCGCATAGACACAGCGCTGCTGGATGACGACGAGAAGCGCGAGCTGTACGAGCTGCTGCGCTTGAAGGACATCAGGGCCAAGCGTAATCGCTTGATAACCTATGTGCCGTACAAAAAACAGATCGAGTTCCACAATGCCGGCTTTGACTTTCGTGAACGTTTGTTCATGGCAGGCAACCAGCTTGGCAAGACGTGGGCCGGGGCTTTCGAGGTCGCGATGCACACGACAGGCCGCTACCCATCATGGTGGATGGGCAAGCGGTACAACTACGCTATTCGGTGCATGGTTGGATCTGAATCGGCCGAGTTGACTCGCAAGGGTATTCAGCGCTTGCTGCTCGGGCCCCCAGAGATGCGGGAAGAGTGGGGCACAGGCGCCATTCCGTTTGACTGTGTGCGCGACACCAGCATGAAGCAGGGCGTGCCCGATGCGGTGTCAAGCATTGTGGTCCGACACGAATGTGGCGAAGACAGCGTGATCCAGTTCAACAGCTACGACCAAGGCCGCACCAAGTGGCAGGCCGACACAGTGGACCTAGTCTGGTTTGACGAAGAGCCACCGCTGTCAATTTATTCTGAGGGCTTGACACGTACGCAGGCAACGGCCGGTCAGGTCTTCGTGACGTTTACGCCGTTGCTTGGCATGTCCCAAGTGGTCAAGCGTTTCTTGTTGGAGAAACCAGTCTCGTCGACGGTCATCAACATGACGATCAGCGATGCCGAGCACTACACGCCCGAGCAAGCCGAGGCGATCATTGCCAGCTACCCTGAGCATGAGCGCGAAGCACGGGCCAAAGGCATACCGATCTTAGGATCAGGTCGCGTGTTTCCCGTGGTCGAGGAAGCGATTAAAATCAGGGCCTTCCCGATCCCGCCGCACTGGGCGCGCATTGCCGCTATTGACTTCGGGGTTGACCACCCAACAGCCGTGGCGTGGTTGGCTTGGGACCGCGACAGCGATACGATTTATGTGACTGACTGCTACAGACGCAGCGAGCCCGGCATTGCTGGCCACGCCATGGCTGTGCGAGCAAGGGGCGAATGGGTTCCTCTGGCTTGGCCGCATGACGGCTTGCAGCGCGACAAGGGCGGCAGCGGTGAGCAGTTGGCCAAGCAGTACAAAGACCAAGGCCTGAACATGCTTGTCAATCGAGCCACCTTCGAGGACGGCAGCAACGGTGTCGAAGCCGGCTTGTCCGAGATGCTGACACGCATGCAGACAATGCGCTTGCGAGTGTTCTCGCATTTAGAGGACTGGTTTGAAGAATTCAGGCTGTACCACCGCAAGGACGGTATGGTCGTTAAAATCAGCGACGACTTGATGAGTGCAACGAGGTACGGCATGATGATGCGCCGCTTTGCCAAGACGCAAGAAGAAGCTGAGACAAGATTGAGACCGGGGCGCATGGCGCCAGTCTTATCCTTCAGCGTCTTTGACGAGACAACTGGATATTGATTAACCTTAACAGAGGAAACTTTTATGGCCACCATTACATCTACTGCCGATCGCAATACCAGCGCGGGTTCGATTATTGTTACGTGGGCCGCCATGGCTAACGCTGACACAGGCACCGCGTTTCAAGTTCCAAGCGCAGCCAATCTAACGTTCCAACATAGCGGCACGTTTGGCGGGGCTACGATTGTGTTGCAAGGTTCAAACGACGGGACTAGTTGGGCCACGCTGACGCAAACCGGCGGTTCAAATGTTGCTTTTTCTTATACAACGGCGGGCATCCACTGCCCTGTAGAGATGCCGGTTTATGTTCGGCCAGTAACTAGTGGCGGGACGGGGACGGCCATTGACGCGGTATTAGTGTGCCGTGCGGTTTACCAAAAAACGAGTTACTAAAACATGCACATCCAACCACAACAAATTGACGTCGAGATCGAGACCGAAGAAGACCTTCAAGCCAAGCAGGCAGAACGCTTGCAGGCTTTTGGGCACGGCCTTGGTCAGCAACGCGACGAATGGATTCGTTCGCGCTACAGCTACGGCGTTGACAAGCGCTGGCTGGAGGACGAGGACCAATACAACGCCAAAGACAACGTCAACAAGGCAGCCAGCCAAATGATGACGTCGGTTGAGCAAGGCTACCCTGTGACCACACAGAACGCTAAGCCCCACCGTTCAACAGTGTTCATCGGCTTGACACGCCAGAAGACCAACTCAGCCGAGGCCCGCATAGCGGACATCTTGCTTCCTACGGACGATCGCAACTGGGGCATTCAACCAACGCCTAAGCCAGACGTCGCTGAGATGGGGCGCGATACCCGCATGGCCGGTGACAAATACACAGGCGAGCAGCTCAAAAACCCGGAGACCGGTGAGCCTTTGCGCATGAAGGATATTGCCCGCGCTGCCATGCAGACCGCACGGGAAAAAGCCAAGGCCATGCAGACCACAATTGAGGACCAGCTTGTTGAGTGTGACTACAACGGCGAAGTGCGCAAACTGATCCATGACTCAGCAGTGCTGGGCACTGGCGTGATCAAGGGCCCGATTGTCACTAACCGCACTCGCAAGGCTTGGCAGCCACTGACTGACGTTAACGGCGAGACAGTGCACCAGTTGGAGATTGTCAAGGAGGCCAGCCCAGCCTCGTTCCGCGTTGACCCGCGTAACGTATGGCCTGACCCAGCTTGCGGCGAGTCGATCCATCATGGCAAAGGCATCTATGAGCGCGAACAGATTACCGGCCGTCAGGTCCGTGATCTAGCCAAACAGCCCGGCTTCATGAAGGACCAGTTGCGCAAGGTGCTTGAAGAGGGGCCTAGGCGTGCAGCCGTGTTCCAAGAGATGCGAGACGACGACCAGCGCGATGTAACTCGCTCCACGTTTGAGATGTGGACCTATTGGGGCGAAGTTGACCACGACGACCTTGAATCAGCCGGCGTCAAGATGGGCGAGAAGGATGTGCTGCGCAGCGTCAGCGGCTGTGTGGTCATGATCAACGACACGGTCGTTAAGGCATTCCCTAACCCGCTGGAAGGCGGAGACCTGCCCTACGACTTCTTCGTTTGGGAGAAGGTAGCCGACAGCGTCTGGGGCTATGGTATCCCCTACCTCATGCGCGCGCAGCAGAAGGTCTTGAACGCGGCGTGGCGCCAGATGATGGACAACGCTGGTGTGTCCAGCGGTCCTCAGATTGTCGTCAAGCCCAACACGATTCAACCAGCCGACAAACAGTGGCAGCTATCAGCCCGCAAGATCTGGTACGCCACGGACGACGTGGACGACGTGAGCAAAGCCTTTGCAACGTTTGAGTTTGATTCGCACCAAGCCGAGTTGGCCAACATCATCAAGATGGCAATGGAGCTGGCAGACCAAGAGACCGGCGTGCCTGCCATCATGCAGGGCGAGCAAGGTGCAGCGCCAGACACTGTCGGTGGCATGCAGATGCTGATGAACAGTGCCAATGTGGTCCTGCGCCGTTTGGTCAAACAGTATGACGACATGATCACCCGCCCCCACATTCGCCGTTATTACGACTTCAACATGTTGTACAACGAAGACGAAGAGATTAAGGGCGATTTCAACATTGACGCCCGTGGATCATCAGCCTTGCTGGTTCGTGACGTGCAGAACCAAGCCTTCTTGAACTTGTTGGCTGCGGCCACCAACCCAGTGTTTGGCGTGTACATAGACGCACAGAAGCTGTTCGAGAAAGCGCTGCAAGCCCAGCACATTGACCCAGCAGAAATATTCAAGTCTGAGGATGAGCTGGAGAGAATCAAAGAGCAGGCAGGCCAAGGCCAGCAGCAAGCGCCAGACCCACGCATCCAAGCTGCGCAGATCAGGGCCGAAGCTGACATGGCCAGAGCCAAAGCACAAAACGAAGGTGATGCCGCAGAGATTCAGTTGCGCCAGCAACTGGCCCAGCAAGAAGCTGAGATGCGCATGGCCGAGTTGCAGATGTCCCGCGAGATTGAGATGCTCAAGATGTCCAACAACCAGAACATCAGCCTTGAGACCATCAAGGCTAAGCTGGCTGATACGGCGATCAAAGAACGCAGCCGCAAAGAGCTGTTCTCCGCTGAGCAGGACCTCAAATTACGGGTCGGATCAGGTATTTAAAAAAGTGTTGCACAAACCATACGCTTTGATCTACAATTTGTTCGGGCGAAGTGCGCTCAAAATTTACCAAGCCAGCTACTCGCTGGCTTTTTCGTAAATGACTGATTACTCCTCCGATACTTGGCACAGATTACGCAAATGGGCAGAAGCCCAGCTTGATCTTGCGCGCAAGAAAAACGATGCCGTCGGGCTCTCCGACACAGAGACGGCAGCGTTGAGAGGTGAGATCAGAGCACTGAAAAGATTTCTCGACTTGCCTAATGAGGCAACTCGAGGTGTGGCGGTCGAGCCGGAGTAAATTCCCGCTTGGACTTGTAAGTAAACCGCTGAGAGGCGGTTTTTTGTTTGGAGAGCAAAAGTGGAAGAAAACCAATTGACTTCGGAAGAAGCACAAAACTTATGGAACGAAGAGGCTTCAAAGTTAGCTGCCGGTGATGACTCACTCGCGGTTGACCCTATAGCCACTGCGCCGGAAACGCCGCAGGCTGAACTCCAGTTAGAACCGGAACAAGAGGAAGACCCATACGCTGGACTATCGCCAACGCTTCGAGCCAAACTGGCTCAGATCGATGAGTTAGCCCAAGCAAATGCTCAATTGCTGCACCACGTTAAGACTACCGAAGGTCGCGTGGCAGCGATGCAGCGAGAAGCCCAGCAGGCCCGTCAAGTAGCAGTACAAGACGCGCCATCGCAGACGGCCATCGCCAGCGCCGCTAAAAACCCAGAAAAGTGGGATCAGCTTAAGCAGGATTTCCCCGAGTGGGCAGGAGCGATGGAGGAGTATGTCGCTGCCAAGATCGGCACACAGCAAGCAGGCTTGACACCCGAACAGGTATCACAGCTTGTGCAGCAACAAGTGAGCCAGTCCAAAGCAGAGATGATAGCCAACATTGAAGAGGCTAGGATTGAAGGTAAGTACGAGGACTGGAAAACAACGGTAAATACTCCGGAGTTTGCCTCATGGTTTGCCGTGCAATCCTTTGATGTCAAAGCCTTGGCAGAAAGCCCACAAAGCAAAGACGCAATCAAGATGCTGGACATGTTCAGCGATTCTCGAACGCGTTCAGCATCGGATATTCGGCAAGAGCGCGGAGCACGTCTCGCTGCAGCCGCGACAACTCGACCCGGTCAGACACCGCCGCCTAAAACAATTGGCGACATGTCACCGGCAGAACTGTGGAACTACGAAGCCAAGAAACGTGAGCGAGAGCTCAAAGAACGCGGCTACTAAATCAATTTTCAAAAAAGGAAACTAGACCATGTCTATTCAAAATTACGGCACCGTAGCATCGCGAAATCTAATCCGCGCCGCTCAAGGTATGCTTGAACACGCACAGCCCATCACTGTTTTGGGCGACTTCGGTACTCAACGTGAGATGCCCCAGAATTCGACAGACACTTTGGTGTTCCGTCGTACTCTGCCTTTTGGCGCATCTACTGTTGGTACAACAATCGAGAACTCTTCTCGCTATGTTGGTACTCCTGACATCACCGCTTCCAACTTCGTGTTGGCTGAGGGTGTGACACCTAACGCAAACACGATCTCTTTCCAAGACGTGTCTGTTCAGTTGCAACAATATGGCGTGCTGTTCAAGTACTCCAGCAAAGTTGAGCAGCTGTACGAAGATGACATCCCCGGCGAAATGGTCAAGCTCACAGGCGAGACCTTGGCTGAGGTGATGGAGATGGTTCGTTACGGTGTGTTGAAGGCCGGCTCTACTGTGATCTATGCAAACGGCTCTAGCCGCTCTGCAATCAACACAGCGATCAGCTTGAACGCAATTCGTAAAGCAGCTCGTACGCTTGAGTCCAATCGTTCACGCCGCGTGACCAGCCGTCTGGCTCCCGGTGTCAACTTCGGCACTCGCGCTGTGCAGCCCGCATACGTTATCTTCTGCCACACTGACGCTGTCAGCGACATCCGTAACTTGCCCGGC